GGTCAAGCGCGTCATACTGACCCGCTCTAACGTCCTCAAATACCATGTTAGCCGCCGCAATTGGCATCATGCGAACACCTGAGCGGCTTTGGATGGCGTCAGCGCCGTGGAGGATACCCATGAAGATACTGTCACCTGTCCAAATGTAGCTCTCTGAGCTCGCGAGCCCCGGCGCCGCTGTATCCTGACGAGCTGCACCAACCAAGATGTTAGGGATGCCAAGGATGTCACGAAGTACATTGATGATAGCCTCATCATTGAGGACAAGGCGACCGCCACCCGCTACACCCTGGGAGCTGTCCCCAAAGTATCCACGGAGCTCACCTGAGCGACCAAGAGCGCGGAAGACCTGACGACCTAGAATGAGGGTGTCAGCGTTGAGCCCGTGAGCGTTCTCAAAGATTACGTCCTTGAGCTGGTCAAGGTAGCTGAGAGGCTCAGCGCCCGCTACGTCAAACTTGCTACCAAACTGAGCGGTTGAGGTGGCTGTGTTGAAGTTTGCGCCATCAAAGAGGACGTCAGCGGCTCGCTTCTCTTTGGCAAGCTTCATGACTCGAGCGACCTTCTTTACAATTCGCGCTTCCTCAGAACCGGGATACTGTGAATCAACAATATCCTCCATAGCGATACCGTCCTCTGCTGAGTAGATATCACACTTGTATGTGAGTCTTGAGCGGTCAAAGCCACCAATTCGAGCGCGTGAAGCGCCGGGAGCTCGCTCAAGGTCAAGCCCTGCACCCGCGCCCATGAAGTTGCGTGAAGTCTCAAGTAAGAGAATGCCTGAGCGCTGAGGAACGCGAACGTTCTCACAGACCTTATCAGCAATGAGTTGGTTATCACTAGGGACCGCTTCAGCAACTAAGCCACTGAGGATCTCATCAACTGGGTGGATATTACGATATGAACTAGCCATTTAGATCACCTCCTATTAAGCGAGTGGAGCAAGACCACGGCTGAAGCAAATCAAGATTTGCTCATTAGCTGAGGCGGTCAGTTGGTTGATGTTTGGAACAGTGAAGCCCACTGGGTAGTGAGTTGACGCCGCCGCCTGAACCTCGCCATCTGTTGTCACACTGAGGACGGTATCAGAGGTGAGGGTCAGGGAACCTGAAGCGATGACGCGGGTGAGCCCACTGATAACAACGTCAACAGGGTCGCCCGCCTCAGCGGCGCGTTGAGCTACACCAATGATGGTGTTAGCTGTTGGTGTGGAAGCCACTGCAACCTTGCCCGCGCTGTCGATAGCGACTAACGCGAACTCAGTGACCGCAGAAGCACAAATGAACGATTGAACGATCTGATTCATGTCAGTCTCCTAGTTGAAAACACTGTTGTATTGATCTGGGTTTTGCTCTCGGTAGAGGTTGAGAGCCTCAGAGAAGGTGAGGCTTTTCTCTGTTGCGAGCGCCTTGACCTTCTCAGCGAGTGTTGCCTTGTTGAGCTCCTCACCACTAGCACCGTGTCCGACCTCATTGAGAGGGACCGCGCTAGACGCTGGGCGCTCGCTGAACATCCTCCAAAACTCAGGCATGTTCTCACGAACGTCCCAAGCTTTAGCCGCCGCGCTCTCCTCAGCGGGTGATACCTTGCCCTCACGGAGAAGGGCGCTGACCGCCTCGCGGCGCTCGACTTCACGCTTCTCAGTCTCGATAACCTCAAGGCGCTCATTGAGCTTTTGATTTTGGGCGCGTAACTGCATGACCTCGCTCAAGAGGTTAGCGTCAGTGATCTTCTCACTAAGTTGAGCGGGCTCGCTCATCTTGCGCTCCTTGTCATAGCCTGAGCCCATAGCCTCAGCCTTGGTCTCCTCTTCCTCCTCAAGCTTTGACTCTTCAGCCATCTCCTCAGCCTCAAGCTCACCTGATAGGCTCGCCTCAGCTTCTGACTTCATATCTTTAATCTTTTGCTCAAGCTCTTTAACCATCGCGTCCTTAGCGGCGAGCGCGGCTTTGAGCTCATCAGCGGACATATTCTCAAAGTCCATGAGTTTCTCTCTTTCCGATAAAGTGACCCGATCAATCTTGGAGTGTGATTGAGCTGGGCGTGGAGTTAGTGTGATGGCGAGAAGCTGGGCATCGCCCACCTTGTCACCACCATCACGGGTGAAGATTTCGCCGTGTAGATACTCAGGGGAGCTCCACAGGACGCCGCCCGCATCTTGAACGACCTTAAGACCTCGCTCATTGTATGCGGGTATTGCATAAAGCCCATCATCTCTGAGCTCTAAGTCTACGATCATCCCCAGGGCGTTCCCGCTCTCGGGAGGTGCAGGTGTTCCGCTTTGATAGGGTGAAGTCGCGTGTTGCCAGTCAATGATAACAGGGTCATCTTCACGGCGCTCTCTATAGACTCTCACCATCTCCTCAAGTAGCTCTTGAGATACAGGAGCGCCTATAGCCTCCCCACTCATGCGTGAGCTCACCTGACCAAGCGCTAGGGTTTTAAAGGCTTTTCCAATGGTCAGCCCTTCAGGTACATCATAGGACGCCTCAAAGCTTAATTGTACCGCCTCACCATAAGCCCTGAGCGCCGCCTTCTTATCAGCCGCGTTCATTTGGTTCACCACCTTCTTTGCCCATGTATAGCCAGCATCACCGCCCCATCCGTCCCAAGCTTGGCGCCCTTTGCCGTATTCGTCCCAAGTCGAGCCCTGCTTATCCACTTCATGGCGCGTGAAGTAGGCGAGCATACGCCTGACAGTCTGAGGGGATAGAGTCACGCCGTTGATGAGGTCACGCGCTCGCGCTATTCCTACCGGCGTCATCCCTCTTTGGCTTTGAGGCTTTTGAGCTCGCCTCCTGAGCGCCCGCTCGGCTGCCTTCTGAGCGCCTTGAGGGGGCTTGAAGTCAATGTGACTGTACTTCTTAGGAGCGAGTAAAGCCGCCTCATTCTTTGCTTCTGTCTTCTGAGGGTGACCGCTAGGGAGCAAGTCAAGGTCACCTGTGTAAGCTTCCTTACGCTCGCCTGTACCCACCAACTTGAGGAAGGCTTTGACGCGACCATAAGCCCATTGATTCCTAGTCATTCCGGGGCGGTGGCTCACAGAGAACGCACCCGCGCCACGTCTAAAGACCGCCTTGAGTGACCCTAGGTCAACCTTCTTAGACTTGGCTTTATATCGGTCATTGTGCTTATCAACCATCCCCTGAAGACCGCGCTCAACCGCCTCAGTGATTTCAATTCCCCCGCGCTTGCCTGAAGCTGACCCCTTGGGGTTGGTCTTACTGCCTTTGATTTGGTCACGCTTTGGGGCGGGCGTTTGGGCTTTAGTCCTTGCCATTCTCACGCCTCCTCCTGATAGCCGCTTCAGCGAGCGCCGCTACACCTCCACCACTAGCGGCGCTGACGGTTCTCTCTAGGGCTGATCTCTGTGCTTCTTCGGGTAGGTCGCCAGCTCCTAGACGTTCCCTGATGGCTCGCTCTAAATCGTTGTCGGGTGTTAGTAGCCCTGAAGTGACGAGCTGTGGGAGCATCCCTAAAGATTCGGCTAGGTCGTCCGTATCTAAACCGGTATGCACCAAGCGCGGTAATTTGGAAGGGTCTATGGGTCCGTAATTCCATCTGATCAATCTCCCAATTGTGCCACCGCCACGGCGGTCAACACCGCTCACGGCTGACGCCACCAAGTCACACAGATTGATAGCCGCCCGCCTAAACACTGTGAGGTGTACTTCACCAACTGAGCGCGAGCCGGTGGCAGATATGCCAAGGTTTGCGAACTGAGTTAGGAAGGCTTGACTGATTTGGTTGTCACACTCACGGATGATATCAAGAGGACCTTGAGCATATAGATTGGGCGCGGCGGCGTATTGGTCAAAGCTCACCACGGGGTTGTCTACTAGATAGCTCTGTTGGGCGCTCAAGAAGGCTTGAGCTTGCGCTTCAGCGTCATCAATCATTGCGTTGATATCGCTATCAGTCAGCCCGTGCATATCAGCCACTGAACGGTCGACCTTCACGCGAGGAGTAGGAACCGCCCAGCGGTCAGCACCCACACACATGAGGTTTGAGATTCTCTGCTTAGTACGCCACCACCACCAAACAGGTCGAAGCATCCCTGAGCCCTCAAAGTTTGAGCCGGTACGGTTCAAGGTGAGGAGGAGGAGCTTGTTGGATGGGATGGGCTCAGGAACTTTACCCACCCCTACAACGTGCTGTTGTACACCATCAAGCTTTTGATTGTCGCGTGACAACCACTTCAGATGAGCTGAGGGCTCGCGGTCGGCGTAGAGGTCAAGCCAAACCTTCACCTTGCCGTCATAGTCAGGTCCAACCTTGTAAATCTCTTCAGCGTAGCGATACCCCAAGGGCACAAACTCAAAGAGATAGCTTAGTTGCTCCTCCCAAGATTGAGACATCTGACCGGCGTAGCCATCAAAGCCCCAAGCTTCATTGGCAAAGCGGGCGAGCTCCACACAAAGCGGGTCAGTCTCATTTGCGCTCTCCCATCTCCATGTAGCAGATAAGAGCGTCTGCCTGAGCATATGCCAAGAGCGCCTGACCACTGGGTCAGTCCTTAACATATCTTCAGCTTCTCTCACCCAATTGAGCCCGGTCAACTGAGCGTTGCGCTCATAACCGCTGATCATGCCCCCGCTTAATTGGGTGCCAGTAATCCCCCTCACAGAAAAGCGAGGATGGAGCGCTCGCATATGGCGCGGCGCCTCATCTTGTTCACTCTGATAATCGAGCTTTCTCATTCAGCCCTCTATGATGTGGGGGTCAATCCTCCATCATTCGTCAGGCTAGTCCATTGCGTCAGGTCTAGTTTCATTATTAACAGCGCAAATGTCAAGGGTTGTCTCAGCCCTCGATTGACCCAAACATCTTAAATAGGAAGTGACTTCCTATTTGTCTTCGTACTTGCTGAGCTCCCTCGTGAGATACCAAAGCGCCTTCTGTAAATCCTCGCGGGCGTCACCCTTGTGACCTGAGCGTGCTACATACTTCACCACGTTACCCAAACAGAACCCAAGCCCCCAAGCCTCCACCGCGTCAATGACCTCAACGCCGCTCTCATGATGGTAATGAGGCGGGTGATCTACAGGGGAGCTCTCAAGGTCTGCTGTGAGGTCGACCCTATCAAGCGCTGGGTAAACTTGAATCTCATCGCTCATGATTTGCTCTATTGGCGATAGCTTCAACCTTGCCCTCAAGTTTGAGTAATTCGTCATGTAGGTCATCCATTCGCTCAATGATTGCCTTCTGTTCTTCCGCTTCTAACTCAAAGCGCTTAGAGGTGAACTTGTAAAGCATATACATTAAGCCAACGGTCACAACCGCCACTAGGTTGTTAGGGTCAAGTACCTTCTCAATGAGAGATGGAGGGAGAGCGCTTGGGTCAGCCATTAGAAGCCCCTTGAGTTTGGAGTGATACCCGCCAGCCTTGAGCGGTCAGGTTTACGCCTTGGAGTATATGATGAACGGCTCACTTCGTCAGCCCAATAGTGAAAGATGCAATCATATCTGAGAGCGTCAAGAGGGTCTTCTCGACCATCCTTCTTTGGTTGCTCTTTATTATCCCAAGCATAGCTCAGGAGCGCCTTCCTCAAGCTGTTCCCTATAGCTCGCTCGCCCTTGTCCCAGACCTCGCGGGTGATCAAGTAGCGGTTACGGTTGAACGCTCGCTTGAGGCGCTGAACGCCGTTCAGAATGTCAGTCCTCACGGGGTCAGTGGTGTGCTTCAACTTCAGCCCAAGCCCACCCGCTCCAATCCCTTTAGCCATCTCACGGAAGGCTGAGCGCCCTGTCTGATCACTCCTAGCCTTGCCCGCTTTATCTGCACATCCTGAATCAAGCCATATCCTAGGACCGGGGGCGGAGCTCCTGAGTGAACGAGGGTAAGCCACCCTCAATATCATCTCACTGAGCTGGGTGATGGTGACCTCTTGGGGGTTAAACTCATGCACTATGACGCTCGCCTCACGCGCCTCATCATAAACGATAATCAAGACGCTCGGCTTCCTAAAGCCCCAGTCTATAGCAATCCTTCCGCTCATGTCAGGATGATATTTAAAGTCATCAATTACATGATCCTCAGAGCTAAACTCTTGATACACCAACCCGCTTGGTGGCTTTGGCTTATTCATCACCATAGCCTCACGCTCAGCCTCAGGGAGAAGCTTGGTGGCTTCAAACCATGCCTCACTCAAGTTGTTCTGATTAACGTATGAGGTGAAGAGGAGGGGGGCGATCTTGGCTTGTTCTGCCATCTGACACCACCAAGCGTCAGCGACTGGGAGACCCACCAAGATCAAGGTGGGTGATGGTCCTGACCTCAAGCGCCCTAGCGCTTTGTGAGCTACCTCAGCGCCCAAAGTTTGACACTCATCTATGAGGGCAACCCCTGAAGTCACGTTGATCCCCTCAAGTGGGTTGTGTTCAGCGCTCCTAGTGCCCGGTCTATAGTAAGAACGACAGAGGACGCTTGAGCCCGTGTGATTGTCTGTCCACTTATGAAGGGTGTGGTTGTATGTCCACCCGCGAGGAGCTAGCCACTTTTGAATCTCAGGCATTAACACGGAATTATAGCGCGGGTTCGTGTCGGTGATGAGGAGGGAGGTAGTACCGGGGCGCGTCTTACTCAGGAACCATAAGGCAAAGATGAGCGAGGAAGTCTTACCACTACCCCACCCACAACGGGCGGCTATAATGTGTTGCTTCCTCCTGATACCTGCAATGATCTCACGTTGAAGCTCATTGAGCTCAAGGGCGGGCTCAGTGCTCATCACATATCCTTGAGGTAAGCTCTGAGGGTGGGCTCATCAATTGTGAGCTGATGAGAGCGCCGCCCCTTCTTGTATCCCCTGATGACCCCCGCCTCAGCCATCAAGAGCGCCCAGTGTTGAAGCTTATAGGCGCTGACCTCAGCGGTGGCGTATCGCTTCATATAAGTCCTGATGCCAATCTCTTCCTCAGGAAAGCTCATGACAGCGAGGAGGGCGAGCTTACACTCATGAGTGAGCTTGCTATGTGCTATGAGCTCCTCAAGGTCTTGGGTCACGTTAGGGGAGGGTGGTGACTTGCGAGGCAATGAAGCCACTGACCAAAAGAGTTGAGGGTCAGTGAAGTCACATATGGCTTTGTCAAGGTCGTTCAAGCTGTGCCAGCGCGCTCGACTCATGGGGGAATCTCTCCCAACGTCACGCCCCCAAACCATCACCACCTCCCACGGCGTAGAGAAGTTGACCGCCGCCGCTTGGAAGGGGGCGCGATATATGCCAAGCGCCACCACCCACAGGGCATCCCCCTCATGAGCTATGGTTTGAAGCTTGGTGAGCTTGGGACCCATCCTGTCGAGCACCTCATCGAGTATTGACCAAATGGGGCGGCGGTCATCTATCTTAGCGTGCTTAGTCTTGACCTCTAACGCGACAACCGCCTCACCGTTCCTCTTTTGAAGTATGAGGTCGCAATACTCCCCCGGCTCAGGGAAGGCAGGGCGCCCCGCCTCTATAGGGTTCTTGGTCAGGCGATAGTTTGCCCAGTCAGCGCTCTCGATAATCGAGACCAACAAACCTTGGAAGCGCTGATGGATGCGAACCGCAGCCGCCTCCATTTGGGCTTTAGTCCAAGTAGAGGTCAGAGATGGGCGGTTGATCTGAAGTTTATTCTGTGTCATAACAATCCCGCTCTTTTGTTTGGGCTTGCCTCCCCTATGAGGGTGGGGGGGGCGGCTCATGCTTTAGTCGTCTTTGGGCTCATCTACCATCATGGCGTTAGTCTGCTCAATCATGGCGATCACTTCAGGGATACCGTCCTCTTTCTTGGCGGTTATCTCAAGCTCCTTCTTCTCACCATACTCAGCAGGGAAGCGCCGGGCTAACATCCAAGAGAGCGCCCGCCAGTCCTTATCATCACTCTGTGAAGCTGACCTCATGAGGTTGAGCTCGATTGTCCCAAAGCCCTCATCAAGAGCCTCCTCAACAAGCTCTTTAATCTCAGGGTGCTTATCCATCCAACGGTAGAGAGTTGCCTTGCTGAACTTAGATAGACCACAAGCGCCGCGTATTGATTGACCGTCCTTAATTCGCTCCAACATCTCCAAGAACCTAGGGTCCTGTGCGCGTGCGTTGATGGTCTCATCTTTAATCACTTCTCGCTGAGCCAAGCCCTTAAGCGCCTCAAGCTGTTCTTTGCTTTTCTTCTTAGCCATGATGTTTCCTCAAGTAGAGCCTCACGCTCCTAAAGCCACCCTGAATAGTATTTAAATTGACACCATAGTCACGGGCGATCTCATTCCTGTTGAGCCCCTCATCAAAGAAATGTTGAGCTGCTATCTTTTGCCCTCGCGTCTTAAAATGACTAGCCATCTCAGCCTTGAGCACCTCCCTGTCAATCTCAAAGTCCCAGCTCTTAGGGGTGCTGTTGGTTGGATGTTGGCTAGTCTTAAATATCTCAAGGTGCTTATCGTCTTTGGTCTTTTGATCCCTGAAGTGGTTGATAGCTCTGAGCTTGGTGGTGTGCATGATTGCGGCGTCAATACATCCATACATGTCTAAACGCCTCCACCCTTTATCCAAGAGATAAATGCAGGTGTCCTGATAAATATCCTGAGCATCATCAAGGCTAAGGCGAAAGACCCTCATGATTCTTGATATAGCGCGGCGCCTCATAAACACTAGGCGCTCTCCCATCTTCTCTAATTTTTCAATGTCCGTCATCCGCTTGTCCATTAGTCAGGTTATTAGTCAGCCCCACTTGTCGCTGTCAGGATGCCAAGTAGGAGCTCCCTGATTGCCTATGGCGTTGTGCTTGGGCTTGCCTGTCACAAACTCCCAAGTGTTCACGATGACGTCAACGTCTTGTTGTTTAACCCCGTCCTTTTCCCATGTGTTGGTCTTTAGCTTGCCGGTGATGGCAACGGTTGAGCCCTTGGTCACGTTGCTTATGATGCTCTCACCTGTACGCCCAAAGGCTACACAATTAAACCACTGGGTGATTTTCTCTCCACCCTTGCGGCGCTCATCAACAGCAAGGGAGAAGCTGGCGATGTTTCGCTCTTGACCTCTCGCGGCGGGGTCCTTGCCTACATTGCCAATCAAGATAATATGGTTCATTCTCTCTCCATTATTTAAGGCGGGCGAGGGTCAATGGCGTCAATTAAACATCAACCCCCGCCCTATGGGTACATACATCCAACCGTGAAAGAGGTTACATGATTGAGAATAAAATAACAACACAGGGCGGCTTTGTCTCTTTGGTCGATCACATGGGCTCACCCTTGTCAGTGGTGAACAGCGCCAGGGTGTCAATGGGCAAGCGCTCAGAGGAGATGAGTGAGAAGGATTGGAAGCTTATTGAGTACCTGTGGACCCATAAGCACACCTCACCATTTAGACACGTTCAATTTCAATTTCACATCAAGGCGCCCATCTTCATCTTACGCCAATGGATGAAGCATCAAGTTGGGTGCGCTTGGAATGAGATCAGCGGGAGATATGTAGAGTTTGAGGGTGAGGTGTGGCAACCCTCAGAGTGGCGCGAGAGCTCAGAGAAGGTGAAGCAAGGGTCAGGGGGCGCTATGCCAGACCACGCCGCGTTATCGGTCGAGTTACTTTATCAGAGGGCGAGCGCCGCAAACTTTTGCGTTTATCGTGAGCTGTTGGCTATGGGAGTAGCTAAAGAGCAAGCCCGCGCCGTGTTGCCCTTGTCTCTTATGAGTGAGTGCTTCTGGAGCTGCTCTCTTCACGCGCTCATACACTTCCTACAGCTGAGGCTTGATAACCACGCCCAAGCTGAAATGAGGTACTACGCCGCCGCCGCTCGTGACTGCATTAAGAGTATCGAGGGAATGGATAGGATGCTTAAGATAGCGCTCTCCTAGAAATAGACAAAGCCCCCAATCTCTGAAGTTTCTTGCCGGAATCACGCAGAGAGAGGAGGCTCACAACCCATCGAGCACCAAGAGGTCACGGCGCTCGACAAGGGCACACTACTTGCCCTAGCCTAGCCTGTCAACCCCATCCATCTAAAACAAAAGCCCCTCAGCAAGCTGAGAGGCTTCCAACCCCCAAACGAGCGACTGGCGATTGGACCGGCAAGTGTCGCGCTCGATTAAGGCAAAAACTACATGAGTGTGTGTACTCCCCCTAGCCTAGCCTGTCAACCCCACCCGTCATCTTTACCCGCTCGCCTGTCTCTCCCCACCATCTGAACAGGAGCGCCAAAGATTGCGGAAAGCCGTGACCTCACGGCGCTGTTCCTATCGCATAAGTCTTGGGTGATGGTCTGAGGCGTGAGGTTAGAGGTGAGTATCACGCTAAGAGTCTTAGAAGCCCAGCGGTCATAGATAGCCCCTATCATCTCTCTAGTCTGTGACTTGTACCAGTCTGACCACCTGCCACCGCCACCTAGCCCCCCAAGCTCGTCAAGACAAAGCAAGTCAACCTTCTCAAGCATCTCATGGAGGTTGATTGTTTTAGAGCTCCATGATGACCTGATGTCAGCAAAGAGAGCTTCATGTGATATGAACAGCGCTCGCTTGCCTTGGAAGATGGCGTGTTTGGCTAGGATGTGAAGGATCATACTTTTGCCATTACCGGGCTTTCCATACAGCATGACCGCGGGCTTATCGATGGGGTCAGTCTTGCCATGAATCCAATCGAGTATTGCGCCCACCCTCTCCCGTTGTTTGGGAGAATCCCACTCATAAGAGCTCAAGGTGTGCTGATGAGCTAGGAAGGGGAGGCGAGCGTCTTCTAGTCGCTTGAGCCTATCCCTGAGAGGAGTACACAGAGGACAACGGCGGGCAATAGGTGCGCTCGGTGGTGGGGGCTTCTCATACACAATCCCCTCTTGACACTCTCCACAGTATGGGAGGGGGGTGGTGGTCAGATACCCTGACGAGCTCACCCATTCAGAAGCTGGGAAGTTTTCAGCGTCAATGCTGTGGTAGTCAATCACCATCCATCTCCATTCGTTTTTCTACCTCTATAGCTTGGATTCATCCAGGCTAGATCAGCCTTGAGTATCTCCTCTTGACGCTCAGGAGTCACCACAATTGTGGTCGGCTTTGGAGGTGGGACGGGTTGAGTCTTGACAGCAGGGAGCTCCCCTGAAGCTTGGATTGTCACCCAATCAATAGCTGACCTTGGTGAGATTCGCTCTGAGATCATCAAGGTGTACAGCTCACCATTAGCAGCAAAGAGAGCCCGCCTGATGTCATAGGCGTTATTGTGGTCAATAGATGCCTGAACTTGTCTTCTGTATTCAGTCTCGTCTTTTATATGAGATAAATAAAACAATTTACCGTCTTGGAACTCCACCGGCTCAGGAGGCTCATGACGGCTCATGATGTCATCCCAATTCTCAGCCCGGTCTTCCTCCTCGCGCTCGCGCGCTGGGTCTAGCCCTGCCTCATCGTCCTCAGAGCTGCTGTTTTTGTTTTCTATAGTTTTTATAGGTTGAATATAGTTTATATTGTGTGACACTTTCGCCACTGTCATGGTGACACTTTCGCCACTGTTACTGTGACACTTTGGGTCAGCCATGGTGACACTTTCGCCACTGTTACCTTTTATGTCACTGTCCTCAATGGTGACACTTTCGCCACTGTTACTGTGACACTTTAGGTATCCCATGGTGACACTTTCGCCACTGTTACCCATTATGTCACTGTCCATTACTGTGACACTTTCGCCACTGTTACCCAATATGTCACTGTGACCCACAGTGTCACAATTGACACTATAGGTGGAGAGGATGGCTTGAGCCTTGAGGGTGTTGAGCGCCGTGTCTGACCTGTGGTTGAGCTGAGGTTTGTCAGTCCTCCTGTCACTTATCCTCATGATCCACCCTGAAGCCTTGAGCTTGCTCAGGTGTCTCTTGACCTGTCGGTCGCTTTGGGCGCTTATCTTGCTGATGCCCAGGGCGCTGACTCTTCCTGTCCACGTCTCCCAGTCGAGCTTAAGACACATCATGATGAGAGTGTACTTCTGAGCCGTGGTTAAATCAGGGTCTAGCCCTATCGCTTTCCTTACGTCGATCTCTTTCATCAGAGCTCCATTGTGTTGGTTGGGCGTTCATCTTTGCCATAAGTGTCACCGTGGGTCAACCCTGCATTTACACATAGGGTATAAATAGTCTACCCTCAGTTTATGCTTTTTATACACTGAGTGTACATTTATTGTTGACAGAGTGTAAAAAAGCTAGTAGGTGTTGACCATCCACAACAGATAAGGAGTCAAGATGACTTTCAAGGATAAATTAAAGAATGACCTCAAGGTCGAGCGCTACTCACTGAGCGCGTTTGCTAGTGAGGCTCAAGTCTCAGTCACCTACCTTTACCGCATACTCGCTTGTGAAGTTATCCCAAGTATTCACATTGCTTCCTCTTTGGCTGTAGCTGCCTCACGTTGCACTGGGAAGACTTACACGCCTGACATGTTCACCACAGTCGCTCGCCATGACCGCTTAGCTAGGGCTGAGGCTGAGCTTGATGAGCTGAGGAGCAAGTGATGAACTACATTGATCCGGCTGTAATTATGGCGCTCATGCTGATCGTGGGCTTACTCTATACTATTTATGATGGTGTAAAGTCAGCCGCTAAACCCGCGCCTAAACCGTATGAGCCCGCGCCCTTCTGTGACCGTCATCTACAACCTGATGAGATCGCTTACCTTCTAAAGCACCTCTCTATATATGACGCCGTGAACCCCATTAACCCTGACGATTATCACAACGGGCTCAAGTATGAGCTTGAGGGTCACGTCAGCAAAGACCTAGGGCGCCCATTTAAGATCACTCAGCGCTCTTGGTTTAACATCGCTCGCGCTTGGTACATCACGCGAGGTCAACCCCAAAGCGAGCGCGTGGAGCGCCTTGATATTCGCCTTAAACTAAACATCTAACCCAACCCAACCAACACACCAACCAACCAAGGAAACATCATGGGTATTTACACACCAACTACACTCGACCAAGCCAAAGAGATTGCAACCCTCATCAGTGACCGTCCTCAAGACTGTCTCAGGTTACACGCCGCCTTTGGCGCTCACTTCAGCGGTGATATGGCTATCACACAGAATAACGCCTATATGCTTAAGGGTAAGCCCAGCTTAAACGCTGACGCTATGGCGGGCGTGGTGAGGAGGTCTGGCTTATGTCGTTACATGGTCATAAGCTCATGGGACCATGACCACTGCACCTATACTTGCGCTCGAAATGATGAGCCTGAGAGCGTTGTTCATACGTTCACTTACACCATCCAAATGGCTCAAGCTCAGGGGCTCACCCGCAATCGCAACTGGCAGCAAATGCCAATGCAGATGTTAAGAGCGCGAGCGCTCACCCTTATGCTACGCGCCACCTATCCTGACGCGGTAAGTGGTATCTACTCACCTGATGAGCTTGCAGACAACATGAGCATATCTGACGATGAGCGGGCTATGATAAGCGCTGACTCTTTAGGCGAGGAGCTCCACAAGGTCTCGACTCAACCCAAGCCTGTTCCACCATCACAGCATAAGGCGGTTGACAGCGCCCCACCCGCTGACCCTCACATCCCTCCCGCTCTCGTTGACATCCCAGCGAGTGAGCGCCCCTCTCCTCAACACGTTGTCACCCGATTGATTGACGTGGCTACAATGGGGCGCTTTGATGAAGACTTTGGCGAGCTAGTTGAGAGTGAGTGGCACCCTGAGAAGATGGCGCTAATTAAGAGCAAAGGGAACGCCGTGGAGAGCTGGCTTGATGTCGAGTCCTTCACGGTTGCCCTGTGGCATATCGCCCAAGAGGAGGCAAGCGCTGATGAGCTTGATGAGCTCCACAAGGTCATCTTAAGCCTTGGCTACTCTGAGGCTAAGCTGGTCGTCTAACAGCCCCCTGACGTGGTGGGGCATACGTTATCACCCTGATAAAGCTTTGAATACTAACGAGACACCCGAGCAACGCGAAGAGCGCTTAAAGAAAAAGCGTGAATATATGCGCAAGTACTATCAGAAGAAAAAAGCAAGCGAAACACCTGAGCAACGCGAAGAGCGCTTAAAGAAAGTGCGTGAATATATGCGCAAGCGCTACCCCAAGCCCTATCATAAGCAAAGAGCAAGCGAAACACCTGAGCAACGCGAAGAGCGCTTAAAGAAAGCGCGTGAACGTATGCGCAAGCTCTATCATAAGCAAAGAGCAAGCGAAACGCCTGAGCAACGCGAAGAGCGCTTAAAGAAAAAGCGTGAAAATCAGCGCAAGCGGAGAGCAAACGAAACACCTGAGCAACGCGAAGAGCGCTTAAAGAAAGCGCGTGAATATATGCGCAAGCGAAGAGGTAAGAATATATCTTAGCTTGTCATCACTCCATACAGGATGAGGAGGATGATTGACAGCGCCCATAAGTTATCCCCCATCACCTCAGCTATCCAATCAGAGAAGAAGCCAAAGAGGAAAATGAGGATGAGGACGATTGCGGCGTTCATTGGATAGTGCATTGACCGGAGGAGCAAGCGGGCTCAAGGGTGGCGTCATAATAATCACCCTCGATACCTAGCAGGTTGACCCCTGACCAATCAAGAGACATGAGGCGGTTCCAAGTCTCCTCTGCCTCACTCCCCTCCTCTACTGTTTGGTAAGGGGCGTTATCATAAGCGCTATCACCAAACCAACCCAAGAGCGCAACCCCCCTGAGCTCCTCGCGAGCGTCCCACAAGAAGTCAGCGACCGCGCCCCACTCTTCATCCTTAACGGTGCAGGTGTTAGATACATTATGGGTCAACCCCTCAACCCTCGATGGAGCTGAACCCGGTTTAACCCAGTGTTGATATACCAAGCGCACCCGCTCAAGGTGGTCAAGGGCTGTATCCTCCTCTCTAGTGAGCGCCCCTTCAGGAGCTCCACAAGCGAACGCCACCACGCCCGTGTGCTTATCAAGCTCAAGGCAAGCCTCTGGGACCTTAGCCCACAGCTCATCCCACACAGGATTGACGCGGGCTATCCTCATTCGTCTTATGTATCTGCGAGCGTGGAAGGGGTGGACGCCCGCGCTAGTACCCGCCACCGTGGAGGTGTTCCCGCTGGGCTTTACTGTGGTGACCCTTGAGGCGGGCTTAATCCCGATAGCTTTGGCTGTCGCTTTGTTTTGCTCGATACATACCCGCGCCCCCTCCTCAAGTAGCTCAGGATTAAACAGCAGGTCAGGAGCTGAACACATACCCGTGATAGATACCCCAAGCAGTGACTCTTGTTTCATGATCACCCTTGTATTGAGTAGAAGATAGCCCTGATGGGTGTAGCCCGCCTGTAGCGTCCCAATGTGAGCCGCCGCCCTGCAAGCCTCAAGGAAGTCTTCACGGCTCTTAACTTTCGCGCCGTTGATCTCTGTGAGGTTGCAAACAGCCCAGCCGCTCATGAAGTCCCAGCCCCGCGCCTCATACTTCTCACGATTAGCTAACATCTCAAGCGTGATCTCTGTGACGTGATCACCTTTGCTATCAGTGACTACATACGGAAAGAGCCCAATTTCAGCGCATGGGTTGGTGCCGTGCATTGGGTCAGCTTGCCACAAGACGCCCGGCTCTCCCCATTGGCGAGCCATATTTACAACCTGATCAACCGTGGAGCGGTCAGCGCCCACAATACTCAGACCCGCTGAGATGTTTGCATAAGCCCTCTGAGGGTGGTCTTTCCACCAGTCCCCCGTTTTGGCTTGCATCATGAGCGCGTCATCTTCATCGAATATAGCAATGGAGGCGCTACGCCTCACACCACCTGAGAGGACGGCTTCCGACAAGAGCATCATGATATCAAAGGCGTCAATTGACCTGAGCCTCATTGAGCCTGACTTGATGAGATTCACAAAGAGCTCATCAATCTTATCAAGCGCGGTCTCTAGTGGAGCGGGACCGGGGGCGTGACCGCCTGAGCTAATGGGGGCGCCCTTCTGTCTGACAAGCGAGAAGTCAAACTTATAATCATAATACTCCTCATAGTACCCGCGGTGAAGATAGCTATCTATCAAGAGCTGTACAGCGTGAGCCCAGCCCTCAATGGAGTCAGTCACCATATGGACGCGGCGCTCTTTCCTCACATACTCGCTCAGGGTCAGGAGGCGTGGAAGGCGGTTGATGTCATCAGCCCTGACACTAAAGCCAGTCCCGCAGCCTGAGAGGAGAAGCCAAAAAGCCTCACTGAAGAAGCGCGGGCGGTCACATGGGGAATACGTGCAATTATATATCCTCATGTTATTGCGCTCGATGGGACGCCCTCCAAACTGAGTCGAGCGCTGAGAGGGAAAGACCCTCTGATCACGAACTAAATTAAAGGCGCTCATAGTTTCCCCCACTACTTGGGGGTATCTCTTAAGGTGCATAGCCTCAACCCTGCAAGCCGCCTGATACCAAGTTTCGCGCCCACCTCCTCCAACCAGGGGACGTGCATATTGGGCGGCAAACGCGACCGCGCCTAAAAGATCATTCTGCATTATGTACCTCCGGGGGAGCTCCCCCGCTCTTGGGCTATCTACCTATGAGATAAACAACCGTGACACCAGTTGAGAGGATCAAGCCCACTGTGGCACCCCTCCACCACCATAGATCATGACGAGCCAAGTCTCGTTGCTTATAAGCTTCCTTTAGCTCGCCCTTCAATATCTCTTGCTCTGCTAGATAGCTCTTGTGAACTTCCTTGTGACTCTCCTGAAGCGTTGTGAGGTTTTCAATGAATCGCGCTCGCTGTCTGCTCAAGCGCCCCTCCCAATACTGACGTGACTTGATTTGGTCGGCTTGTACAAGCGCGAACTCTTCAAGGCTTAAGCAAAACTCATCAGAGGGCATGAGATGGCGAGCGTTAACCGTCTCCCCTGTCGTCAAGACAAGAGGCTCAGTTATTGGGGTTAGGATCGTCAGAAGGCTCAGGAGGATAGGTGTCATGATGTACCTCACAAATGCGACACTTCAGCGCCTTGTACCTCGCGAGGCTCTCCCTGCAAAGTTGACGCTCAGCAAGACGCTCATCTTCACACTCATTAGGGTCAGGTGTCAAGAGCTTGCGCTCGCACCCGTGGAGCTCGTCAATGGCTTTATCAAGCGCCGCCTCACAAGTCTCACAGTCTCCATCAACAGATGAGCGACCGCCCAAGAAGCCACCCCCAAAGATGAGAAGAGACCAAACGGCAAGCATTAACATGAGCTCATGAGGCTTAAGCTCAGGCATTACTTCACCTTCTCTAACATCTTGATAATGTGATCCAGTTTAGTCTCGATCTTAGCGTTTTGAAGCTCTATGGAAATGGTTCGCTTTTGAAGCGCTTTGACCGCCCCCTGTATCTCAGCGATCTCTTTAGCCTGTTGAGCTTGCACCTGTTGAAGTGATGTGAGGCTGTTCGAGGTCATCATCACCCAACCCATAGCAGGGATAAGGCAGAAGGTGAGCACGTCTTTAACTTTTTCCCAATTCATTTTAAACTCCGATTAGGTGGGTAGCTGCCAAACTCGCAAAGATGGAAAACCAATGTATCCTGAAACACCCTGCCAGCCAAGCACGTTAAAATCCCAACCTGTGCCGGTTAAGGTTTTAATGCGAAGCTCGATTGTCATACTTGTACTAATGTCAGAATCTAAAATCAGCGCTGTTGCACATTTGCGCCCCTGTCGCAATGGTGCGCCCGTTGTGCCAGTCAGATCTTCACCCGCATCATTGCCGATGTAGGCGGCGCCTGTGGCATTATATAGCTGATAAAAACAAGTACCTCTAACGCCCGTGACCCCATTGTTTGCCTGAACAGTCCCCTCGATGTAATAGCTTGAGCCGGAATAAAGCGTGATAGAGTTTGAGGTCACTGTGATGTCAGTTGTAAATGAGGAGGGCGCTTGCAGCGTCATGATGTTTGTATTAGGGGTTATATCGATCGGTCGCAAGACGTCCACTTTGAGCTCTGTTAAATCTTCTGTAATTAAGTAGCTCATGGAGTCACCTCAACTCTAACTCCGAAGATTCGCGTCTGATCGGCTGATGAGCCGCCGGGATTTTGGGGGGTGCTTTGGTTTGCTACAATAAGCCCAGCGTTATCTTCAACCACATTATACACTCCATCATCGCCGGTCATGACTGTGAGGTTTATTTCACTAGCGACCTGCCAACCTTCAGAAACCATAGAGCTAATTAACGCCGTGGGGGTAAAGCTTATGTCATACGACTGGTTTGACGCTGTAAAGCCGTTGATCTTGACGTCTCCATACACATAAGCATTATTCTGCACGTTTAGTTTGTAGTATGCGCCAATGATTTCACAACCCTCAGAAAATTGCAGGTTAAAAGGTCCAGTGACCCCTATTCCTGTCTGCGTTGATGTATTGTGCGCCCTAAAGAGCGCTGGATAGTTGGGCATGAAGCTCATGGCGTCACCTCAATGATTATTACCTTTGTAGCTGTTAAAATCGTTGAGCTTGCAGCCAGCAGAGTTGCCTTTAAGCGTATAGCGCTGAGGGGGCTACTATTCTGGTAAGCTGCAATATATGTGCTGTTTGCAGACGTCCCATCCTCAAAGCGTGCATCATAACCTCCATTTGTCGGAGTGATCAATGAGCCGCCTGAATCATGCCATGCAAAAGTATAGCTTGAAGTAGAGTTTGAGCGCTGAACGTGTATGCTCGCTCTGACTGAGTATTGCTTCGTAGTGTCTAGCCCAATTTCACCGGTGGACGTGTTGAGCGTGACACCGTGCGTCCCTGTCGCTCGCAAGGTATCAAACAAAACATAATCATTTTGCGAAGCTGTTTGAGCGCTACTAAGAGAAATCTCAATCAATTGAGTGGGTAATTTTCGACTGTAATAGCTCATATTTACCCTCTCTTAGATGATAAACCAGTTTGATTGATCACTCACAAGCGTAACCGCTGAATATTGCACATTAAGAACAAGCGTTGAAGCTCCATCAATATTTCCGCTCGCTGGCGTGATCGTGATGCTATTCGCTGATGTATTCTTGATGTTGTAGCGGTATCCAGATGACACAGTGCCCGGCGCTGGGATGTTTACAGTGATCGCTACTGTTGGATTTAGAAGATAAATCTCCATGAACCCAGTGCTAGTGGAAATGGTATAGGCTGAGGTCGGAGAGGCTGATGTGAGTGAAGGATAGCCGGCTGTAGGGAGATTTGTGAGCTGTGAACCGTCAACGGCTGGGAGTCTCGCTGTACCATCGAGCTGCACAACGTTGTTGGCGCTTGTGCCTACATCTTCCGCCGCCGCTGTTCCTAGCGTTGGCGTTCCTGTTACGTCAGCATAAGCAACCGCGCCATTTTCCCAATCTCCTGAGGTGCTGTTGTATTTAATCACCTCATTATTGGCTACGCTTGTGATTGTCACATCACCATTATGTTCAAGCCGCGTGCTGTTTACTTCCATGTAAACAAGCGTTGACTCTAAATAATAAAGCCGCCGCTCACCTGCCTTGACAGTAATCGAGCTTGAGCCGCCGAGAGCCCCCTCACCGTTTGCTCTAAATGACGTACTAGCGCCTGTGATCGTTACGTCTGAGCCGCTGAGGTTATGAAACAGTGCAAACCCATTCGCCACGGTCGCTTGAGCTAATGTTAAAGTGATACCACCGCCGTACAGCCGGAAGACGTGCAGGGCGTTTGAGTTAATCGGGGTTGACGTTGTTGTTGTGTTGAATTGCTGAACAACCACAGAATCATTGAGATCGCTATAGTCTCCTGTAGTTGCTACGGTCGCAAGTGTTGGCGTGCCTGTTACTTCAGTATAAGCAACAGAGCCATCAACCCAGTTTGCACCATCATACTTCAGGACATTATTAGCGCTCACTCCTGTGGTGTCTACATTGCCAATATCGTCAAGATCAGCAACGCTCGCGCTCACATTAGTCAGAAGCGAGCCGTCAACGGCTGGGAGTTGAGCTGACCCATTGAGCTGCACCACGTTGCCAGCGGCTGTGCCCACATCTTCGGCGCTTGCTGTGCCTAGCGTTGGCGTGCCTGTCAGATCAGAGTAAGCCCCTGATGTTGCGACCGTTGCGAGCGTTGGCGTGCCTGTTACCTCAGTATAAGCAACAGAGCCATCAACCCAGTTTGCACCATCATACTTCAGGACATTGTTAGTGCTCACTCCTGTGGTGTCTACATCACCCACATCATTAAGAGCTGCAACGCTCGCGCTCACATTAGTCAGCAGCGAGCCGTCTACAGCAGGAAGTTGAGCTGATCCGTTGAGCTGCACCACGTTGCCAGCGGCTGTGCCTACATCCTCAGCCGCCGCCGTGCCTAGCGTTGGCGTCCCGGTCAGATCACTATACGCTCCTGTGGTCGCTACGGTCGCAAGTGATGGCGTTCCGCTCAGGTCACTATACGCTCCTGTAGTCGCTACGGTCGCGAGCGTTGGCGTTCCGCTCAGGTCACTATAAGCTCCTGATGTTGCTACGGTTGCAAGCCCTGAGATATCAGAAGAGGAGAGAACAACCGCGCCGGTTCTACCTGCAACGCTTGTCACGGCGTCAGTGCTGTCAATCTTGTCGATCTTGGCAGGGTCAACAGCGCCGCCCATATCTGCATTTACAAGCAGATGATCACCGACCGCCCACACTTGCCCCTGATAAGTGCCTGCACCGTCAATAATATAAAGATCACCCTGTACAGCGTTGCTAAGATCAAGAGGCGCAGCAGCGTCAAAAGTGCCCTTATATGTCACGCCACCAACAACCGCCGCATCTACAACGGTCTTGACCTTTGCAGGTGTCATTGCCGTGAGGTCGTTTGTACCAGTGGTGGCTTCAGCGCTTGTGGCTATCCTGATCTTTCCTGAGACTGTTTCACTTGCGTCAGGTACAGAAGCGGCGCCCGCTGATGGGGGTAAGAATAGAACTGACATGATGGAGCTCCTTAGATAGCGCTAAAGCCTGCAATGACCCTCACGGTGTCAGCGGCGTCATTTTTCTTGTATGCGATAGTTTGAATGGGGGTTCTTAGTGTCCCTAGGTCGTCAGAGAAGATTTGACCCACCGTCATTTCATTTGTGGTTGGGTCGCTTGCGCTCGCTCGCGCTCGATACTTGATGAACATCACATCAGAACCCTCATTAGTAAATCCAACCCATTGGAACGTGAGCCCGCTTGCACAAGCTGAGCCTGTAGTTGAATCAATGAAATCAGATGAAGTCAGGTTGTTCCAATCGGTATTGGATACGCCTGACAGATCAAGGGAGCCACGAATTGAGCCACTAATGATAGGGTCTTGTACTTTTAACCTAGACATAATTAATCCTCAAAGTCTTCAGATAGGAGACGGTAAATGTGAGCCACGGTATCTATCGAGCGTTGGCGCTTTATCACGCCCTCAATTCTGCCTTCCGGTCCTTGTCCGTGGGCGTTTCCCTCGATTGTATCAAATAGCCCCATATCGTCAGGAGCTCCCACACATAAAACAATGTGATTCCCTTGAACCGGCGTTTGTTCATCTGAAGTGAACACTGTGATGATATCGCCGGGCTGTGGGGCTTCCCCATCTCTACAGCGTGAGCTTTTCCCCCAATTGCTCCAAAGTCGATAACATGAGGGGAATATCTTTTTTCTGATATCAAGCCTGACTGACCCACCATAAGCAAAAGCCACAAACGCCCCGCACCAAGAGAATTGACCATTCTTGGTATAGTCAGGCTCCCAACTCCATCCAATCCCCTCTGAGCTCTTGATATAGGTATTGATGCGTTGCCAGTCTCCACCATATGAAGGCTCAGTCACATTGCGCTCCCACTCACACTGAGCCCGTTCAATTGCTTCACGGCTTTGGGGTGAGGCGTAGACGTTGCGCTCTGGGCGGCGGTCAACTTCCAAGGCTTTGAGGTCAAGACCCATCTGAAGGATAGCGCGTTGAAGGCGCCTGACCTCATGCTCACAGCTCTCTTTAAGGTCAGCCATCATGAGCTTGAGCTCTTTATTTTCGGTTTCAAGGTCTTTTTTGGTTCGTGCCATTATGAATACCTCTGAGCCTCTGTTGTTGAGCCTAACACGGGCGGGCTCGTGTTGCTAGCGAGATAAGCGTCAAGCTTACTGTGAGCGCTCGCGCTAGTGTATAGGGTGGGCTCAAGCGTGCCACCTGTTACAGTGACCCCATGAGCCGCGGTGAAGGTTATTACATTACCCACTATTTGGGCAATCTCTAGCCCTGTGATAGCGGCGTCCTCGTTCCCCCTCGGTAGATAATCCACCACGTCACCAACCTCAAAGAACGTCACATCTTTAGCCGTGGAGCTGTAACTATACTCAGCCACCTCAAGGGCTGTGGTTGAGGTGATGGTGGTGACATCGGCGGCGGCGTTCCATGCAACGGGGTTTGTCCCCGTGGTAATGATCTCTAATTGAGCGCCCTCACTCATGAGCTCTTGGTGGATGTTTTGAATCATCCCCACTTCATCAGTGACCCCCCACTCATCACCGTATCCTTTGAGGTGGGGTGAGCTCACCTTGACATAATCACCAACGTCTAAAAGCAAGCTCTGACCTGTTCCAATCGAGCCACGCCACAACCTCAGAGGGTTGCTTAATAGATTCCATTGGCGAGCGACAACAGGGAGGAAGTACCCCAAGGTGTCACCAAGTGAGTCTCCTAAGTCTCTTGAGGTCAGCCCATATAAATCAAGTTGGGTTCTTGAGCGCTCGCCACCATAGCGGTTGATCGCCTCTTGGTTGCTGAAGGTGAGCTCATTTTCAAACCGCTCCTCTTCAGTGTTCCATTGATACCTGACCACTGTCTGAGTGACTACATCTTCATAGATAGACCAAGTGGGCGGCTGATCTGCTAACCAATCCCCCGCCGCTATTGTCTGAGTGACATTAGACGCGAGCTCTGACCCTATGGGCTGAAGAGTGATTTTAGAGCGACCGTTAAGGTCACGCTTCATTATGAGAGCGCAGCTCATAGCCTTGAGCATGGAGTCAATGATGTCTTTAATCTTTACCCCATCGCCGCTGATAGCCCCGCTGAAGGTAAAGCCGCTCGCGCCGTCATACGTCAAGAAACTCTCCTCATCAATCTCACTTGAGGGGATAGCAAGCCCAATGGAGTAAACATCATAAGTCCCTAGCTTAGAGTCTCCCCCACCGCTCTCTAAGAGCTTAAGGATGATCTCCCCCGGTCGCTCTTTATCAAACAGCGCCCCGCCGTATATCTCAGCCCGCTCACTTCCCTCCCAGTCACCAAAGCTTGACACTAGGTCCCAATCTTGGGCGGGGTCTAGGTGGATGATATAGCCGACAGATGAGCCGTCATATGTTGCCACCGTTTGATGCGTGGCTTTAATCCATTGATATCTAGTCTCTTCCGCTCGCTTATCAAGATACTTAACTTGGATGTCATAAGTATCCCCAGCCGTGGCGGTGGCGGGTAGCCCTAGCCCGTCCTCAACTAAGATAGTGAGCTCACGCCACTGGTAATATCCAAGCGCTATGCCACTGATAGGATAGCTCACAGGGCGTTGAGCTTCTGAGTCAGAGCACCTGAAGAAGGATAGGGGAGCCATTCGCCTTTGTCCTGTCCTCACCTCATTGGCAAAGCGCTGCTCTGAGCCCGGCGTTCTAATGTCGAGAGGATACCAAAGGCGCTGACCTGACCATAAAGGCGGGTGCTGTCCGTTGGCGTCCCAGTAATAAGCCTTAGAGCCTAAGATTCTGAAGCGTGACCAATCTGCTTGAGTGAGCGCGACCACAGGACGCACCCCGTCAGGGTCACCGTTTGGTGAGACCGTGATCGTGTTGTCTGTGCCAAGCTGCCACCGCGCCCATGATCCGGCGTATGTGTTCACAAACTCAAGCTCGTTATCGAGCGCGTCAATGATCACTTCAGGGAATTGTTTGACCTCATTTGTCCCTAGCTTAACTCTCTTTGACTCAGGGCGGCTGTTTGTCCTCACCTTGATGTAGTCGCTAGTGCCTGATGTATTATAGGAGCTGATGGAGCTGTCATAGCTGAAGCGTGGACCGGGCTCAGGATAGAAGACCTGTTCTGTGTTGTTCTCGTAGCTTCCCTCAAGGCGAGGATAACGAGGGTGAGAACCATCAGAAGGAGGGTTTACCCCATTGGGTCCTGTGTACCAAAAGTGGTTTAATTGATCAGGTTGAAATGATGTCATATCAAACTGAGTTGAGGTGATACTTGAGCGCTCAATGTAGTAATCAACCCCGCCCCCCTCAAGATACACAGCCCACTCTAGGAAGCTCCCCTCTCTCCCAGTGTAATAATGAAAGCCCTGTTTTAAATTGGTCGTTACTCGCCCGCGCTCAGTTATTTCACCGTTTAATAGCGCGATGATTGGAGTAAGGCTTACGCTCACAGTCCCACCGCTCTCAACTACGGGTGAGCTATCAATGAAGCCGTTGACTATTTGCGTGAAGTCAGACAACCCACCATCAGGGAGCTCCTGAGCTACCCAAAGAGAAGCGCGGCGCCCTCTGAAGGTGGTGATAGCTGTTGAGACTTCAGGCACATTTGTGCCCCCTTGGGTTATGAGGTGGGCTTGACGTTGTGAGCCCCCCACCGCTCGACTGTCAATATTGAGGCGAGCGCCCCCCGCTATTGGCGTTGAGCTTGTCACCCTGACGGTCTCAGCGCCAATATGGAAAAGGGCGGGATAACTCACCCCGCTTACTGTGGTGTCAATATCAAGCGAGCCACTATCAGTAACATATAAGAGCTCACTAATGACTTGAGCGCGGAACGGGTCAGAAGCGCGAGCGCCACATCTCCCAAAGATCACAGAGGGGTCATTCACTCCCCCCCTCACTCTGTCAGTTGAGAGAGTCACTGTGACTGAGCTATAAGTAGCAACCCCGCCGCTTGGGTCGAGGTTGGCTGAATAAGCGCTCACCCCTACAATCCCCTCAAGGTCTTGATAGTTTATCCCTGTGGTGATGGTTGAGGGAAGGTTGGAGGTGGTGGGGTCAAAGCTGCCTGATGTGTAGCGAACAGGCAACCCGCCCACCTCTAAAACAAACACGCGCCGCGCTCTATCATCAGTTATGCTCATCACGCCTCCATGAAGATGTCAAACAAGTGGACCGCGTACAAAGCCACCTCGGAAGCCGTGACCTTCACAACGAGCTCCTCCCCTCTGTTGGCTGGGGGGATATACAATGGGCGCGGCGTGGTGGGGGCTGATATTCCCCCACTGGGGAAAGTATAGAGGCGGCTGCCTGTGTTGGCTCTATTGACCCCTGTAGTGGTGGCACGCTCAGGAGCTTGTAGTTGATTGGGATAGAGGAACTCACAACCCTCATCAATCTTTGCCCCAATAGACCCACCGCTCACCCTGTACAGCTCAAACAACACTGAGGGTCCATTGAGGTCATTGGAGTTAAGCGAGCTCATACCATACATGAACTCGATCCCCACCCATTGAGAAGTCGGGGCGCTAAAGTAGAACAGGTCAAACTCATCCGACTGACCTTTGATCGGCGCTGTATTGTACCCGCGATTATAAGCGCCCCTCATGTACCCTAGCGCTAAGTAGTCAAGCCAAGTGCTCCGCCCTATGTGATAAAAGCCAGCGCTCCTAAACTTCACCTGATTGAGCTGTTTGAGTGCAAGCGCCATCTGAGCCACAGGAGCGCCAAAAGTCACCACCCCATTATGACAAGCTTTAGATAGAGGCATAGGCTGAAAGTTTGTAGGCGTAGCCATGTTAAACCCCCCAAATACAAAGCCCGCGAATATAGGGCAAGGTTGGCGCTGTTGGTGGCGTGTTGGTCAAGCTCACTAAATAATTCCAATTGTCCTCATCATTATCGAGCCCCACCCGATAAATGGAGAGATTAAAGAGCTCACTCATTTCCTCATCTTGGTCAGGTCTTACGTCAATGGTGAACTGTTGCCAGCCCGCGCTTGAGGTTGTGATGGTTTGGTCTAGTATCCTGTAGCTCACAGACTGAGATAGAGGGTTGTGCATATTGAGCCAGATGGTGATGGTGTAGAAGTTGCTTGTCTCAAAAGCTTCATGAGGGATATAGACCGGGCTGAATAAGACCTCAATATCACCTACACCCAAATAGAGCGCGGGCGCTGGGTCAGAGCTTGAGGTGGGCGCGGCGTAAAGATTATCAACCCCACTCCATGACACATATGAAATAGGACGCCGCCTGAGTGTCTCAATGTTCTCTAACATATTGACCCCCCACCGTGTTGTGAGTGGGTAGTCATTACCAGCTCGCCCAATTCCAAACGGCGTGAAGGTATTGAGGTTGCCATCAGCTTGAGCGCCTTGAGCTACAGGAGAAGTCCACGGAATCCACCGCGCCGCTAGTGTTCTAATCTCATGGTGGTTGGGTGTTCCTGATGTGTGCTTCACCTCAATAGACAAGACCCCATATGATTGAGTGGGGGTGGTGGTCACTGTGATGGTCGACTCAATAACGTGAGGACCGGCGCCGGTGCTCAACACCTCATCAGTGTAAGAGTTGGCGCCAATGGTCAGGGTCGCTCTCACCCCCCCCGGTCCTAGCGCTATGTAGTGAATGTGTAAGTCATAGTGCATCCTGCTTATGATTGGGATGGTATAGCTCACCATCTCTTGATAGGTCGTCCCGCGTTGCTCAAACTGACCTTCAGCCCAAGATTGACTGACAACCGCGTGAGTCCCACCGACTGACCAAAGATAGTTGGCGGTGTCACTCATAGCGGTGATGGCACCCTCTGCAATTGGCTGACCTGCTACAACGGTCACCTCATCAGCTAAAGTGGGCGGGCTTGTAAAGCTGTTAGCCATTGCTTAGGTGCTCCAATCTCATCTGAACAGGGACGCGCCTCTTGAGGTTGCCAAAGGCGAGGTCATAGGAGGCGGTGACAATTGAGCACCTCAAGCGCCCTTGGTCACCGTTATCCTCTGAAGTGTAAACTAAATCATAAGCGGGTTGAGCGCTGTTAACCGCTCCTGACCTGAGCGAGCGCCTTGAATCACCCCAGCCTTGATAGAAGTTGACCCGCTCACCATTGGGGGCATAAGGCACAAAATCAGCGGTGAAGTGGGTGTATAGATCACGCTGATCTAATAGGGCGTCTAGATCAAAGCTCAGGGCGCTTGTTGTGTATGTGCCTATAAGGTTTGAGGTGTAACCCCCGCCTATCTTACGTCTGGCTTGTGTCACGCTCTCCACTGAATAGTGATGATTCTGAAAAGGGCGAGAAGGGAAGACCGCGCCGGGGTAAGGGTGATCAGCCACAAGCTTGACAACCCCACCACCTAACGAGACTGAGCTTTCTGAGCCTGTAAACCCTAGCCGCTCTCTAAAGGTGGTAGCGTATAGAACAAATAAAGCCGCCCCAATGTAGTGAATCTCAACGTGACCCTCATCATTGAGAATCACTCTGACCTCTCGCCCGCTTTGATCTCTTATGAGCTCCTCAAAACAATTGGTGGGGGCGAGGTCATCAGCGTCATTTATCCCGCGCTCCCTCAGTCCACACACCACGTCTTGAGCGTGCCACTCATTACCACCCACCCTGAAGGCGTCAAAGCTAGTGCCTGACAAGTTATCAAACTGATAGCGCTCACCTCTGTAAACTCCCCTTGTCCAATCATAGGGAGCGGTCACGCTAAAATTAGCGCCATCTGCCACGGCGGTGGTCGTACCCAGTCCCAACACGTCAGCGTCAAGAGGTGTCACCCTGAAGATAGCGTCAGAGGTAATCTTGATTTTATCATCTGAGGTGAGGGAGACCACCCAGGAGGTGTTGAAGGTGGCGAGCGTTGAGAGCGCTTCTGTGAACGTTCCTTGTGAGTCAGCGGGCGTGGTGTCTCCAACCCCTCGCCCATTCAGAAAGAACAAGCCATCTTCATAAACCCCTGAGCCTGTTGAGTAGCTAGGTATGCTGACATCTACGCCATTATAGGCGCAAACGTTAACGCCTTCCCACTCGCGAGCGTCAAAGGCTGATATCAGAGCAAAGTTAGGGGCGGGTGTATTGTATGGCATTTAATCACCTCATGCTAAAGCGTTGAACGCTTCTAGGGTTGCCGTTGTATGTTCTGACGAGCTCATTCATCATTGCCCTTCTAGCCGCTTCCCTTGTGTCATACACAACCGCCCCGCCAAAGTTTATGTTTATGGTGGTGGCTTGGGTTTCGGCTGTTTCTCTTTGGGGCGCCGTTGCTACTTGGGGAGCTCCTGTGGGGGAAGCCGTTGCACCTCCTCCACCACCGCCAGCGCCAAGAGCACCCGCGCCCGCTCGCGCCGCCGCCGCCGCCGCTACATATAGCCCCGCGCTCTTAGCGTGAGACGCCGCTAGGGCTGGGTTGATAAATAGAGCCGCCGCCGCCTTTGCTGTCTCCATCAGCGCTCGAACACCTGACTCAACCGCCAAACCTTTGAGCACCTCGCCCGCCGCCTTCTTGAAGCCCTCACCAAACAGGAGAGCGTTGACGCCAGCTTTGGCGAGCCCTTCACCATAACGGTCTATGACATCACCCACCATCTTGAGCATTTGCTCTTGTTCCCTTGCCTGTTTCCTCATGGCTTGCTTTTCAGCCTCAAGGCGCTTCTGTCTCCTGAGCTCGCGCTCTTTCTCTAGCTTGTCCATGTTTGCAAGCTCGCGTTGAAAAGCTTGGTCCCTGATTTGTTGAGTCTCCAGTTGATATTGCTTCTGAACTATAGCGCGGGCTGTGACGTTATCTTTGGCGAGCTGAAGACCTGTTTCATATCGCTCACGCGCTAAAGCCAAGCGCTCATCATCGCCCTCTTTCGCGAGCTTAATATCAAGCTGTCTAAGTTGGCTCTCCATCAGAAGCTGGCGCCGTTGCTCTGCCTCAAGAGCTTTAAGCGCCGCCGCTTGGCTTTGGGTTGCCTTGGTCACTTTGCCCCTTGACTTGCCCTTCTTCTCGTTGAGCTTGGCTATCTCTTGGGCGAGCTTGGCATCTTTTAAAGCTGCCTCATTGAGAGACTCAAGCTCGACCTTTTGGGCTTTGGTGAGCGCGGTCAATTGCTTAGTGTTGAGGTTCTCAATGGTGCTGAGAGTCAGGTCTTTTTGTCGTTCCGCGTTCCTTGCCCTTGTCAGCTTGTCGGCTTCTGTCTGAGCCTGAACTTGAGCTTGTAGGGCTTTGACTTCAGCAAGCCTGACCGCTTGCTCTTTTGCCTTGGTCTGTAGGCTTTCCTTAGTCTGATCTTCAAGCGACTTATAGAGAGACTCAGCGGCGGCTATCTCTGTGTTCACGCTTGAGATGGTTTGACCTAAAGCGCTGTACGTGGTCTTGCTTTGCCTAATTGCTTTTTGAAACATCGCTGTTTCTTCGTTTAGTTTAACTAGGGCTCTTTTAGCCTCTTGCGAGCTCTTGCCGTGTTCTTCAGCTGCTTTAACGTATGCCTGAGCCGCCTTAGTCGCTTGCTTTTGGGCGTCTTGCTCCTCAAGTAGAACCCTAGTGGCGCGTGTTATTTTCTTCTCTAAAAGCTCCTTCTTGAGCTGGGCTTCAAGATTTGCCCTGACATATAAAAGGAGGGCGTTCCTTGCAGGAATCAAGCCCTTCTCAGCGAGGGCTTCTAGCTTTTGTGTGAGGTCAGATGAGGCGGCGGCTAGTGCCTCCTGTCTCTCTTCAGCCTCACGCGCCGCTCCTGAGACTTGCCGATAGGCTTCATAAACGCCACCAAGGGCGGCGGTCAAAAGAGCAATAGGACCAAAGAGGGCGCTTATACCGGCGCTACCCTCAGCCACCGCTAGGAATGAATCCTTTATCCCTGTGACCGCCTCAGCGCTTTGTGATACAGCATCAGATACAGCGTTAAAGCTCTCCCCTAGTTGTTTGTTAGTTTTGCCAACTAGATCACCCACCCCCTTAAAAGTCTCTCCTATACCTTCCGCGCTTGAGGTGATTTCTTCTAGCCCCTCAAGTGTGTCTTCTTGCCCTTTGAGCTCGACTTCTATCTCAATTGTATTCTCAGCCATGTTGAGCCTCCTGAGCGGCTTGTTCTCTTTGTCTTGCGAGGAGCTCCTCGGTGTTACTGTGGAGAATGTCAAGCGCTTCCATTATTGCACAAGTGGGGCGCGGATAACTAGAAGCAATCGAGCCCAAGCCCTGCCGGTGTCTATGGTAAGCGCTAATCAATGGCGCTAATCTGTTGGCGTCAGCTATAGGGCAAGCCCTGACCTCAAGGTCAGCGAACGCCCCCCCACAATTGGGCGCTACTCGATAACCGGGTACAAATAGCCCGCGCTCATCCTTTTGAGCTAGTGGAAGCCCAGACCTAAAAGCCCCCCCACAGTTGCCACGCTGACGCCTTAGCGCCGGTCGCTCCCTGCACTGTTCACAACTCCACCCGCGCCCCCCGCTGTTGGCAAGCCAAACGGAAGACGCAAGCGCTATTTTCCCGCGTGACCCAGTAGGCTCATGCGTTGAATGTGTCCCACTAGCTCGCTGATGACTTGGAGGCGGTGGCTTTCAGGCTTGATGAGGTCGATCTTACCCGCCGCGTCTTCACCGTCAATCTTGACTAGGCTCACGTTCACCATCTCAACAAAGACGCGGTTGAGGTAGCCTTGATATTGGGCGAGCGCCTCACGCTCATCAACAGCTAGCTCATGGTGCCAGCGGGCTTTATCTTTGGGGTCGTCAGGAGCTTCAACCCACAATAGACGCCCAAGCTCTGAGCGGGTATAGGCGCCCGCCCTGACTTCCGCTGTTTCCCTATCGCTTGGGGATAGCGCCTTGAGCGTGAAGATAGTAGCGCCCTCATAACTCTCAAGCGCGTTCACATCACCGCTCTCAAGATACTCGCCCACCTGCTCAGGTGTAGCCTTTACAGCTGGGTCACAAGTCACAACCACGTCAAGCGTGAGGTCAGCGTCAGGGAGGAATGAGAGCGCCATGATTAAGCCTGTCGTCCTAAGCCGATTCTGAACGGCGTGTTGTATGTCTCACTTACGTCAGCAATGTCACCGCCAAAGCGTGAGGCTTTATATGTGAGCTGTTGACGGGTGATGTCATTTCCTGATGGGTCATACTTTGAGGGGTCAGTAGTCAGATAAGCGGCGGGAAGCATGAACGCCCCGCCCTGCCCTAATCCCAAAGGACCAAAGCCAATGACCACCTGCCTCAAGGTGCGGTTAAAGAAGTCATTGTTAATGGTGGTGTTGATGGTGGAGAGGGTGAGGCTGAGCTCTACGTCCACATCACTGACCTCCATATCACTCATGGCTAGGATACTGTTTGAGTGACCCTGTGGGGTGAGCGTGTTGGTGACCGTCAAGGTGAAGTCATCTACATCAAGGGCGATACGCCCCAAGGTGTCACCTGTTGAGCTGGCATCAGTGAGGCTAGTGGGTGAGGTGGATGAGATGACAGCATAAGAGCCACGGAAGAAGCAGGGAGCTCCTGAGTTGTAGACTGGCTCGATAGGTCCAACGGCGGCGCCGTGGTCATCTTGAATGAGCGCCGCTTGATAAGTTAGGTCAGCCATCACGCGCCCATTATCAAGAGAGAGCTGCATTGACTCAAGGCGGCAACCGTAAGCATATGAGCGGAAGCCCACCCCATCAACCCTGAAGCTCACACTGTGGGCGGTTGTGCCTAGCTGTGTCCTCTGTCCCGGATACCACGTTTGTAATGAATAGACCGTCTGACCGTCATAGTTGGCTGAGAAGGCGGGTGAGAATGTCACATCACCTGAGACATCATCATCAGTAATAGCGCCATATTCAGCACGCCCATTAAGGTTCACACCCAACAAGCTCCCCACGGTGTAGTCTGTGCTTGTTGCTG